ACAAGTATTCTTAGGATCAATAGTTTGCTGTCTAATAAGCTCTTTGGACAAAGGATGTCCAGCTTCACCAAGCATATTCTTAGTAGCAAGTAATTCCAACTGTCTAGGCGCCCTAATTTCTCTAGCAAGATCTTCTGTACGATAGCATCTACCATTTCTGTTTCTTTCGTTACCAGTCTGAAGTCTTCCCTTTGCGGTAACTCTATCGCCAGATTCAACTACATCGATCTCGTTCACTTGAACGGCCGATTCATTGAGAATATATCCAATTTTATTACTCATAGAGAGTTTCCTCCATAATAAGGTATTAGCTGATATTATAAGAATGTTTCCGCTCTAAATAACGCCATTTCACATATTATTAATAAGCATCCCCATAAAATTATTATAAAAAGGAGAATGTTATATGAATTTTATGAATGAAGTGAAAGTCTATCGTTCCGTTGTAAAGGAGATAGACTTCAATGTGCTCGCAAGAAAAGCTCTTCCTAATATATTCATTGAAGATCTTTCTCTTGATGAATATAAAGATATAGCAAATGATAAACTGTTTCTATCTAATTTAAATTTATTTGTTCATTATGTTGCAATAAAGACATCTTGGCAGCTTGATCAAGTTCCCAGCAATGATGCATATGCTTCATACAAAGATAGAGACCATATTGAGATATATGCAACAAATACAGATGTGTTATACGATATTGGTAATATTGTATTGCTTGAATATAATAAGTATAAATTGGATGTAAATGTAAAGAATCATATTATGAAAGAATTCTCTATATTCTGTAATAGAAATAGTGAAGAAATTAATAATGCAGGATACGACATCAGATGGTATAAAGGTGCCTTGGTACTCACTACATCTCTTATACTTAACATAATGGATTGCCTTGATAGTGATCCTGTATCCAATCTCATGCTTCCGAATATTGATCAGAGTGATGGTATAAGATCTATCGCAAAGACATATCCTCCGAACGATAATCCTGTTAGTATTCAAATTACTATGTGGAAAACTGGTGCAGGTAAGAAGAAGTTCCATATAGTAACTCATAGAGATAATACGCTCTGGACAGATGATTGATATATAATAATATGGAGGCTGGACCTATCTAGCCTCCATATCCAACTTTTATATAAATTATAAACATTATTTTACTTAAATTTTATAAAATTATTATAGGAGGAAAATATAGTATGAATGAGTTCATGATGAGTACTAAACTTATTGGAATTCTTTTTGTTCTTATTGTGCTTAATATTGCAGCCGGCACAGTAGCTAGCGTACTTATTGAAGGTGATCCTTTTGATAAGAAATTCTTTGTAACTGGGATTATTAAAGCTTTCGTAGCATGCATTGCTCTGATTGCACTTGCATATGTATTTGGTGTTGTGGATCTGAGTGCACTTGGTTTTGAGCCTCAGACAGCAATATCTTCTGGCATTGCAGTTTATGCAGCAAAGCTTCTTCGTAATGTAACTAAGCTTATTGGTATTGGAAAGCAGAAAGATGAACTCTCTGAGCTTCTTTCTCACTTTGATAGTATATCTAAAGAAGAAGAGAAAGCAGCTGAGCATGAGATAGTAGAATCGGTTACAGGAATCATTAATAATGCAATCGATTCTAGTGATAATGCTACTGCAGAGGAAGAGCAAGCAGAAGAAATAGCAGAGCAAGAGCGTCAAATAGAACTCGAAGCAGATTCTAAAGATGCTGATATAGTCTCAGATGAAGCAGTTGGTTAAATATTAAATAAAAAGTAAAATCCCAATGGCCTCATCTGGGCCATTGGGGATTTTAAATTTGCTTGGCTTTGTTCAAATTCAATAAAGGGTTTGAAGATTTGAAGTTTATTTTTAAAAAATATTAAAATGATAGATTAATTTCATACTAAATATGATGCTATCTTTTTTATTAGTAGCTTCTCTCTAAACACTCTCTCCATGCATCTTATGAAAATTGTAAGCTACCAGATCTTTAATATAAAATGGTTCTACAACGAGACCATCACTGGTCTTACAGCATAAGTTAACATAAGGCAAACTGTTTCTTATACCGCACTTTAAATATTTTCCATTTATAATGGAATAAACTTTTCCATCTTCAGAGATTGTGTATATGTTCTCTAATACGCCGGGATATTGCAGTAAAACAGAACATTTATCATTATCAACACTATTGATTCCCCAAACAACAGCATTGGAATGATCTTTATTGATTTGTTGTTTATCCATGATATTATTTTAAACTGAATGCCTTCATGGTATCGATTTCTGTTGTTTGAACAGTAGTATCATGGAAAGCTTTCATAGCTTTATTCTTATATACAGAGAATACTTGCATGAGCGTTAATCCTACGTTCTTGATTCCAAGTTTATAGTAGAAATTGCCAGCGCATGCAGCACATGGTTTCTCATGGGGGCAGAGATATGCCATTCTCATCTTAACTTTCTTTCCAAAATATTGGGGAGCATTTTGGGAATTAAGTTCTATGAGCTTACCATTTGGACCTATCATATTGTTGTAAATGTAACGTTTGAAATTCTTCTCGTTTAGTTCAACAACGATATGTCTACTGGTACCGCAATCTGTACCAGGTTCATCAAGAATTAAATCTTGATAAGCCATAGTGGTAAGATTCTCCAGATAACCACCATCTTCTGTCTTCTTACCTCTAGAATATGAACCTTCGATAGATGAATTAGCATACATAGAATATTCATCTCTCTTTATTCCTTCCATATAGTTAGAGGTTGCTATTCTGAACTCTTGTGCAGCATCTGGATCAGGATTACGTGTAGCACCTTTCCAAATAAACATATTTTTGAAATTATTATGAATATTAGAACGTGCTCCAGATAAGAATGTATCCATTGCTGGATCATCTTTTAATATATCTTGAGCATAATCAAGTAATTCTTTCTCAATAGATTCTGCAACAAGTGTATCTCCAGCATCAAGTTCAGCTTTATGCTGCTTGATGAGTTCATTTTTCTTTTTCTCTATAGTCTTAGATATTGTAAGTAAAGCTTCATCGTAGTTTGGAGCTAATACTGTAACAAACTGCATACATATCTGAGTCTTCATCAGATAATGTTTTAATGCTTCTACAGATATTCTATCTTCCATTAAAGCATATGAAAGATCTTGATTTATTTTCTCTAAATATTTTCCATCAATATTTCTATTGATATATCCAAATAGATCAAATAATTCCGGTTCAATAAAGAATTTATTGAATATCCATATGCCTACAGTAGTAGTAAACTTATTTTTATTTCTTTTTCCTTCGGGACCATAGCTATTCGCAGGAATTTCTATAGTATCATAGGGGTTGCATTTTGCAACCCCATTGAATTCTCCAAAAAGATCATAAATAAATGAAGATGTAATATCTTTTTCTTTAAGATTGAGAAGCACATCCTTAAGAGATTGATCAACAATTCTTTTCGAGATTCTCTTAGCCATAAAGATATTCACCTACTTTTATTATTAGAAATATACGTGATAAAGCACATCAATACCCTTGGTAAGATCGATCAACGGCTCATTAGGAATATTGAGCTGAGTAAACGGAGTGATATCCTGATACCAGGTATATCCACCAGAAGTTGTATACCATGCAGTGCACAGAGAGATAGAATTTATACGGGCATCGTTGATACCGGTGGTGGCTCTGAAGTAATCTCTATAGTCTTCCTTGGTAATGACGAAATTCATCTCTACAAATGTCTCTGCAGGAGTTTCATTACTGGAATCATAGAGATTAGCATCGATAACAGTACCATCTGTATATCTCATATATAGAACCGGATCAGACTCAAATGCCTTGAAATAGTAGGCATATCTATTAGTAGTAGTCTTTCTACCAAAATACTTAAGTCTCTCTTCATCAGTAAGATCATTGGCAAGAAGCTGATATCTGAAAGGTACAATATCATCATCTGGCTGAATTCTCTTGGTATAATCTACTGGCTTAACCTGAGAGTTTTCCTGACCACAACCCTGTGTACCACAGCAGAACAGACAGACCTTCGGAGTATTTGCCGGAGTAGTTCCATGAGCAACAGACTTATCAAGACTCAGATCCTGATTATAGGTGGGAAGAGCCACAAGCTCAGGAAGATCAAAGCACTTCATAGCAACGGTCTGAGAACCAGCTATAACTACCTTATTGTGCAGAGTGAGAATAGGCTCCTTGGTATCTATATTTCTGAAGATTACTTCTGTGTCTCTATAGCCCTTTTGATGGCCAATAGATGCAGTATCCTTTGATTTTTGAAAATCAAATAACTGCAAATGTTTATTTTCAGACATTAAAGATTTCCTCCTAATTGTATTAGATTTGATTAATGTAGTAATTATTTTAATGTTCAGCTATCAACATCAAATGCTTTGAGTTATATATAGCTGACAAGAATCTATTGGTCTATAACCATATTCTGAATCATTTCTATCAGAAAAAGATATGTTTAATTGATTATTAAGTATAGCTTCTACAGGTTTGATAAATGTATATGATGTATATTTTGTTGAAGCGGTCATATCATCATTAATAACTCCGGCATATGATATGAAATTACCTTCATTGTCATATAATTTAATTCCATCATCATAATTATATACAGAATAATATACCAACATGAGGTCACTCATCCATTCTTCGTAATGATCCTCGAAATAATGAGTATTGTTCATGCTAATAATCTCTTCCTCTGGTTTAATATCATCCATAAACTCAAGAGTAACAAGAATCTTAACAATAGCATCTAAAGCAAGACGCTCTTCTAAGGAAGTGTCATGTACAGTGAATTTTGAGTAATGTTCTTTGTAATCCCTTATGACGTCAGTATACTGTTTATATTTATCACTCTCATAGAAATCAGCATAATTTCTGTATACCCATGTAGATATATCTAGCCATACTTTATCTATCAATTCATATCTCTCTTCAGGAGATATGGATACCTTATTATTTGCTATATAATCTTCAATATGAACTACATCAGATTTATCAAGCAAATACTTAAGAAGAAGATCATCTATAATATGGACATAGTTATCTAATCTATCGTCAAATATATAGAGTAAAGTTCCTCCATGGGTAAATATTTTGAATGACTTAAAGAAATCTATAACTTCAGATACATACTTTCTTACAAAGTCTATAGATATAGACGGCAATCCCGAGAATACCGTATTTAATCTAATAGGATCTTCGCCCTTGACTCCGATTGTATCCAAGTCAATTTCAAGATAATCTTTAAGATATGCTACTATAGACTGTATAGCATTTACCACAACAGATTGTCTATCATCGAGATTATTTACCGATAATATATTATTCTGTATCCAAGCATATAATGTAGTATCATTGTATCTCAAGTATTCAAGATAAGTAGAATATAATCTTCTTTCTCCTGTCTCAGGATCTTCTTTGGTTAAAAATTTCTCATTAAGATCCATAATGAAGAAAGAATCATATATATACTTATATGCATCGTATATCTTCTTATTCGGAGGATCTATAAGCATTCTCTTTACATGGTCATAGACTTTCTTATTCTTGAAATATAATTGTTCAAGATATCCAAAAGACACATATTTATTATTCTCTGGCTGTGTAAAGTCTTCTACATGTAAATCTTCAAATGTTAAGAATCCGTGGTTTTCTGCCAACTCACTTGCAATTGTTGCAAGATCTGTTTCCATATTAAATCCTAATATTTTGGCAATCTTGGCAACGTCATCTTGTATAGTTGGCTCTACTCCATAATAGATATATGATAAAGCATATAATGCAATGATTACATTAACAAGATTGAATTTTCTATATGTAGAAATATTAGGTAAATTCACTCTAAGGAGAGAAGTATCCACGTCATTATAGAGAAGCATATTCATGAAATATACTAACATAAATGAATGCTGACTCACATTAATGACAGCTTCTACAGAATAGTATTTAGATCTCAATACAGTGAATTCAAGTTCTTTAATAGCAGACTTTACTGTTTGATAATCTTTGTCTCCTATCCAGTATGCATCAGTGCCTGCTATGGTATCGTAATCATATATATTTGCTTCTCTTCTTATATGGTCATCATAATTACCAAGAATAGGAACTTTGATGAATTTAATATCATAATTCTTATCATCTTCATTTCCTTTTATGGTAGTATATTCTCTTGTATAAGAA